ATAATTCATATAATCCTTGACACGCTCTGCCTGCTTAACAAGCTGTTCTGATTGCGCACCAACGACTTGCGTTCTTATAGGTCCACTTGCAGGCAACATTTCACGATAGGCTTGCGCCTGAAACTGCGTAACGCTTTCTGCTAACAGAGGATGTATAACGCCAGATGATCCCTCAAACGGCTCTGCACGATCCTCATACTGCATACCAAGAAACTCTAAGCCACGCTTGTATGTGTCCTGCCAGTCCTGTCTTGAAGATATATCATCATCAATATCACCAGTTAAGTCAGAAGAAATCTTACCTAAATCACTGTCATCCATAAACTCAGCAAGGTTAGAGTCATGTGATATCTGTGGTATCTCTTGTTCTTCTTCATATTCTCCAATGATTGCAGATCCGTCATCAAATTCAAAAACACCGGGATCTTGAGGCAACCCCTCAACCAAGACCTCATCTGGTCGTACCTCTGGAAGTTGTGGACCTATGATACCGCCCGGACCTGCATCTTTTTCAATAGCCATACCTACTTACCTTTTTGTGTTGGAGCAAAGTCCGCTCGACCTTGAGCTGCCACGAGGGAGCGAGTAAAATGGACTGGGAGGTCTCCATCATCCTTCGCTCCAACCTCTTCAAGTTCATTAACAGATTGATTAATACCTGAATTAAGAACTTGTAAATTTATTTTGACAATAGATGTCATTATCTAACCCCTGAGAACCTCGTCCCTGATATAGCAGCTCCAGCACCACGACAAACAGCGCCTCCCGGTTTCATTTTTTTAATTACACCGCCTTTTTTCTTTTTTACAACTTTTTTTTGCTTTGCAGCAGTTTTCATTGGTTCGGTTGTATTACCATCACCATCTATGTCGATATAGTCAGGTTTAGATTGCATATTCTTATCTCCTATGATTGTCCTTTGAATTTTGGCCCACGGCCTTTCATAACAGCGCCACCATTCTGCATCGCACGAACAGCGCCACCTTTAGCCTTACCTGAAGCACCACCCTTTTTTTTCTTTTTTCCATCGGAAAGAAACTGTTTAAGATAATTGCTCATTTGAAAAGCATCTGGAATATATTTAAAAAAAGTATCTTTTAACGGTCCTTCAGGTTGAGATTCTACGAAACTCTTTTTCTTCTTATTAGCCATCAGTAGTATTCCTTTCTTCTACGAGAATACATCAAATCATCATCTTCATAATCACTTGGAGTGGTAATAAAACCACCCTGCCTAAAACGTAGTATAGCCTGTGTCATCGAATCCGCCAAGTCATCATGTTCACCATTTGGAAAAGAAGCACATTCTTCTATCACTTCTTCAGCGAAATTCATGTCTGGTGCCCACACCATACCACTCTCAAATACAGGCGCACATGAGTGCATTCGGGTAAACTTGTCAGCCCCCTTGCCCGGAGTAAAAGGGGTTACAGGTATTCCCATACGCCTTAATTCCTGTGTCAATGGCATACCAGATCCTTTTTGTTCTATAAGTATCATATCAGGATCGAACTCTTCCCACAACTCATGTGCAGCAGTTTTTAGCTCTGGAAACTCCCAACGCCCCCTAACAGCGTCCAACAAAACAATGTGATCCTCGCCAGTTTCTTCTCTGTGAAACACGCCCCAAGTCGTAATAGCACTGTAGTCAGCCCTGTCAGACTTACTAAATGCCGTGTCATAGCTCTGAATAACGTAACTACAGTTGGGTGGCTCGTCTTTTTCCCACAAATTCCACCATTCACGCTTAATAATCGCACCCTCTTCAGCCGTAGGGTTCTGCATATACTGCGCATTCCATTTAGACACAGGAATCGAGGCTTTTACCCCCTCTAATTCATCCAAAGTCCAAAATTCAGGCCATAAAGAGTTACCAGACGGCATAATTGCAGGAAATTCCACGATTTCCCACTTATCAGCGCCCTTTTCGCTCTGTTTTTGCAAAACTTTCGCCGTCAAATCACGAATAGACCACCGTGTCATCACAATTATGATTGCACCGCCGGGCTGCAAACGCTGTCGAGGACCAGATGTGTACCATTCATAGATATTATCCAACGCTGAAACGCTCAAAGCGTCTTGTTCAGACACAGGATCATCAATAATAGCTAAATCTGCACCACGACCTGCAAGCGCACCGCCCACACCTACAGCGTAATACTCACCACCCTTGTTTGTACTCCACCTACCAGACGCTTTCGCGTCCCCTGCTAAACTCACATCAGGAAAAACATCCCTGAAATCCTCGCTGTCAATTAAATTTTTGACTTTTCGACCAAAACCAACAGCCAATTCAGCCGTGTGAGTTGCTTGAATGATTTTTTTCGTAGGATCGCGACCCATCAACCACGTTGGAAACAAATAAGACGCAAATTCTGACTTCGTATGTCTTGGCGGCATATTAATGATTAAACGCTTCAACTTGCCATCTGCCACAGCCTGTAACTTCTCAGCATAAATCTTGTGATGCCTGCCCTCAATAAACTGAGGCCAAACATACTTCACAAACGTCATAAAGTTTTCTTGCTTTTTAGTTCTGTCATCTAAAGTTTTAAGCCGCTCCAACATAGGAGCGACTTTCGCTAACTCTTCATCAGTTAAATACTGAGTGAAGTCACTCAGGTCGTTCATAACGAACCAAGCCCCATACCCACAAAACCACCTTTTTTGTATTTTTTAAGTATTGTCGGCATCGCTTCATCATCAAAAAATACATAATTATAAGTGGGATCTGGCTTATTTTTACGACTACCAGCGTCTAAAAATCTTAAATGAGTATAGCCACCTTCAGCGAGTTTTTTCATCTCATCTACACTTCTTGGTATAAATATTTTTTCTGATATCATTGGTGTGCCAGAATCTTTATCTATTAAAATTTTATCTAAAGTATATGGTAGATTTTTATTATTTGTTTTTTTAAGAAGATCTCGCGATCCAGCGGCTGTTTCAATTCTATCTCGCACCCAATCTTCTCCAAAAATATCTACCATATCATTTAAAGTACCAATGTCTATTGGACCAACAGATAGGTCTGAAGGTGCTTTAGGGTCTGTTAAAACTTTCCCAAAATACTGAGATGGATCTCCTGCCTCAATAGACTTTCCTAACTTATTTTCGGGTATAGCAAGCTCAAGTAAATCTCCCGGAATATCGTCTAAATTTTGATACACAATTTCATTTAGGTTTTGTCTTCCAGTGTTCGCTTTTTCACTTATATCCTTGAATAGCTTATCAACAACTCTTCTTTTTTCTTTTAATTCTGTAATTTGATTTTCAAGTATTTCTCGGTCTTTTGGGTCCATATTAATAAACGTTGGAAATAACTCATCTCTTTTAGTCATGGCTTTTCCTAACTCTTTATCAATTACAAACCCTATATTTCTAAGAAGAGTTTCATTAGCTTCATTAGCAGGATAGCGGTCAGCTTCGATCTGACTATTTGTGAGTTTTTTAGCCTCTTCAATATAGGGATCAAAAGACTTTTTATGATCTTTTAACGCAGACATTTTATTTACCTTCATGTCAGCACTAAGATTATTAATAAAATCTAAAGCTTTAGAAAAATCTTTTTCAACTTCTGACTTAAATACTTCTTGTGCAGTAGACAAATTACCATATTTTTCAATAAGATCATCTTGAGCCTTTTTCATTTCCATTTGTTCCGTGAAGCTCATATAGGAAGCAGGACCTCGATGATCCATATAACGATAATTTTGCGCAGTATTTGGGTTTTGAGCAGTATAAATGCCCTTACCCATCATTGCGCCCCTTCTACTGTACAAGGCATCATCAGAACCCTTGTCTAATCTACCCTCACCAGTGCCGATATACTCTGTAGAAAATCTACCTTCTGGGTATGATTCAACAACTTTAGAACCGGGCGGTAGTTGACTATAGTCGATCATAGTACCAACGTAAGGAGTATCTACAATCGTAGTGTTACCATCAGGTAAAAGAATTTTTATTTGTGGTGCAAAACTATCTTTTTTAGGAGTTCCGTGATAAAGTCTTAAATTGTTTCCAGTAGTATCAACTTGAGTTTCTGGGGTTCCAAGACCAAAAGTAGATGTAATTACCTTTTCAATAGGCTCTCTAAAATATTTTCCTAAACCAATACCTAGAAGCGCATCTGTAGCTCCACCAAACATTCCAAATAAATCAGATGTTTCTCTTTGCCCTGTGGGGGAATATTTTTGAGGGTCAAGATAACGAGCAGCAGCATCTCTTGGACGCAT